CCGAGTCTCATACTCCCGCAAGGGTCGCCGTCCCCGAAAGGCGGGCGGAACGCCTGCCGTTAGTTGAATCTTCATTGTGTAGACATACGGTGTTTGCGAAGACCACTCGAGTGAGTTCCGCCTCGTCCGTTACGCACTGCGCGAGTTTGGCAACCGCTGCTTCGATGGCGCTCTGAAGACTCTTCCACTTCTCGGGGTCGTTCATGTACTTGGTATGGCGAACACGGCCATCCGGGAAGCGCTCAATGAGCTCCGACTCCGTTGCGCCTGTCATCTCCATGTAGCAGCGGAGCTGAATCTCGTCGTAGAGCGGCACCTGCGGCCACCAACGTGTGCGGTCCTTGGAGTCCACAATGCGGTTCTCCGAGGCCACGTAGCCATCCGTGCGTCCGACCAGCTTGAAGGACCCGTAGTCCTTGCGAATGGTCTTGGTATTTCGCTCGGTGACCTTGACGTCGCGATGCGTCTCATACTGGTCGAGAATGGCACCCTCGTTTTGAATCCCACGTCCCTTGCTCACCTTGCCTCGAATCTCCGCGGCAATGCGAGTTCGAACGTCCGGAGGGAGAGAATCCTGACGCAGGTCCAGAATGAGTCGAGCCTGAGCCTCCACCTCTTCCAGAACCCCTCCCACATTCTGCGTTCCCGAGGCCTCTCGAATGCCGACGCTGATACAATCTGCAACCGGCTGTTCGCGAAGGACATCATTCAGAAGCCCAGTGAAGCTGCGGCGTCCATGGGCGGCCTCCAGCGCACGAATCCGGTCCTTCATCGTCTTGTCCTTGAGAAGGAGCTCATACTGAATCTCATGGGGACTCTGGTACTTGTGGAGGCCGATAAATCCAGCCACCTTCGATGCGGAGAGCTCAGGGACGAACATTCTTGTGTAGATGGTGTCCTTTCACGCCTCCGTATCCGTTTTACAGGTACATGAGGCCGTAGACGATGATACCAAAGACCGCCGAGTGAAGGAGAAGACCGGTACTGGTCGGGCAACCCGAGGGGTCTGCGATGCGACCCACAAGCCCGCTCAGGAGGCTATTGGTGAGGCGGTAGGTGAACGGATTCGCGATAAGGAAGAAGAGGAGAACGGCCTGGAGCGTGGCGGACTGCTTCTGGGTCAGACGCATGGTTTGTCTTACGCCGAGAAACTCTGACGCGTCTTGACGATAGCATCAATCCATCCTGGAATCCCCGTGAGAATCTGCGAGACCTGAAGCGTCTGTCCTGTGACGGGTGTTGTATCCAGCGTGAGTCCTTCACAGACCAGCAAGACAGCCGCGGACAAGAGAGGTTGGCGGGACTTTGCATCGGAGGGGGACCAGCGAAGACAATACATCTTGTAGAGGACATCCAGGATGGGGCGAGCCGCCGGCTGACCCTGTTTGCGAACGGCATCCCAGAGCATCCACACAACGTGACGTCCATGCTCCACACCTACGAACTCGTCCGACCGGTCGGCAAACGTCAGAGCGGCCTTCGTCTGCTTCTTGTGCTCGCGGCAATAGGCGTAAATCCACGCCATCCAATACAGCGCCCGCGTTGCGTCACGAACATCCGGTCGAAGGCAGTAACTGAGCTCGTTCATGGGAACCGACATCGACAACGGGTCGTCGCGACGAAGAATGAGTTTTCCATAGAGGGTCGAGGGGGCCTTGATGGACTCCTGGATGGTGACCGCGTCAAAGTCGTGTGCGGGCTTAATCGTAGGAAGACTGGGAAGCTTGTTCTTGCGGCAGAGGGCCACGACCGCGGCGGCCTCACAGACCATTCTCCGGACATCTGGATGATTGCGAAGGCTCGTCATCTCTATCGTGGAGACCTTCGCTTCCAGAGGCGCATACGCTTCGTAGGCCTTTGCGAGATAGAGAAAGACTTGAGGGTGGGCGCGATTGACATGGAGGGCGGCCGCTTCAAAGAGGGCCATCCAGAGGGTATGGACGAGTCCCGAGCAAAGGAGTTCGAGAGACCAATAACAGGCATAGTCTGCGTGTCCGAGATGAATATTCTGTAGAAGGAACTTCGAGACAGCCGCACGAGGATGACCACAGAAGGTGGTCTTCTGAAAGTCCATGACGGTTCGGTCATCAACAACGTCCATTGTTTGAGGGTATCGTCAAAAACAATGTCGGGAGAACGTAAAATGGCCTGGGACCTCAGAGATGCGTCCGGGAAGAATGTGATGGTACAGTCACTCGGTGAGCTTTCGTCGAAGATGGGTCAGCTTGAGACCGGGCCTGCTAGTGTGGGAGACCCCCTCGAAGAGTCCGTCGTCGAGAAGGCGATGGCCGCCAAGGATGCGCCCGAAGATGCAAAGCGGGCGACTCTCAGTGGAGCGACACCGACAGGGGAGAACCTTGTGGGGTTCACGGCGAAGACGAAGAGCGGGGACTATGATGTGTGGGATGAAGAAGGAACCTATCTTGGATATCTGAGCGCCCACAATAGTGGACGTGTCGTCATGACTATCCCAGAGGAGGGAGCCGATGGAATGTATCGCGGAGTCTTCTATAAGCGGAAGGTTGGGGCGGCTGGCCTACGCTCTCGCCGGACGCAGAAACGCCAGCCAAAACGTCGTCAGGGCAAGCAGGAACAGACCCGTAAACGCAGGGTCCGTTCGCATCGCAATCGCAACCGTAAGTAAGGCACTGTAGGTCACTGCGAGTCCAAAGACAAGGAAGAGAAGAAAGGCTTCCACCGACATGAAGAGGCAGACCGATGCGATGAGCAAGAGCACATAGACAAGCAGAACCGTCTGGGGAAGGATGAGCGGGTCTGTGGCATAGAGCAATCCAGACGCAACCAAACAGGCAAACGTCGCCTCATAGGACAGCTGTCTACGTTTAACGTGAAACACCAACAGACCTCCAAGGGCGGCAAGACAGAGAAGCTTCGCCGTGAAGACCATCTGAGATAAGCTCAGAAGGACAAGGGCCCAGACAAGGAGAAGGGCGGCGCACGAGACATTGCGCTCGATATCTATCCACGGGTGTTCCATGGGCTCATGGCACACCCGACAGAGCCGGTCGGGGTAGTAGGAAATGTAGGTTCGAAGGCACTGGTCGTGAATATAGGCTGCCGTCCCGCGACACCGGCACGGCCGGAGCATGGTCTCTGGGCGGTCAGACCCGAAACAAATACGGCACTCCATCCTTACCATGTTGGGGTTGGCGGTGTATAAGCGGGACGCTTCGGAGCCGCGAAGAAGACCTTGCGGACCAGGATGACGACGACAACAAGGGAGACGACGACCAGCACGAGATTGACAACCCACTCATACGTCTGTCGCTGCTGAACAACTGTGCGGCGCTTCTCGAGTTCAATCTGATTCTTGAGAACGTCGACTTGCTTCATGAGCGTCGTCGTCGTTGCGCGAAAGTCGTCTTTCAGAGAGATGAGTTTGGTCTGGACGCTTCCAACGACAGCCTTCGTTGTATCCTGCTGGGCCTTCCGTTCTGTCACATCATTGATGCTTTGGATATAGGACGAGACAGCAGGAAGCACCTCGCTATTGAGAAGACGCGACCGCTCGGAGGCTAACCAGTCTTGTCCCTTGGTGAGCGTATAGTAGGCAGTTCGTGCCGCCTGGTAGGCTTCTGGGTTCTGGGCGCGGTTGTTCTCTGCAGTCTGAAGCGCCTGAAACGACGTCGCAATCTGCTGGTCCTTTGAAATCGTCGACAGGAGTGCAGCCCGCTTGGTCGTAAAGTCATCGAACGCCGCCTTCAATGCAGGATACTGCGCCGCACGATTGACTCTCACCCACTCCAGTGTCGGTGCAGGGTCTCCAGGATTCAAGGAAATCGACGGACCCGTCTTCAATGCGAAGAACTTCGTGGCATCTGACGTGTAGACACATCGAGACTCCCCATTGACAATTCGATTCGTAAGGTTGTCCGTGTCGGGACACGTCACGACACATTGAAGTCCAACCGGAGTAAACCCAGACGGACAGTTTCCCATTACTCACTTCCACAGAAAGATTCCAAGTGCAACGCCCACGCTGAGAAGGAAGACCGTAATTCCAGGCGCGTACTCCACGTCAAGGAACACATACGCCAGGAGACACAGGATGACAATCGCGAGTTCCACCTGAATCAACAGGAAGTTCGGTGTAGAGCTCTCGAGAATTGCCTTTCGTTCTGCCGCAAGGTCCTCTGCAGGAGCTGTCGGTGGACGGAGTGGTTTCAGCGTATCGACGAGGTCCTTGACCGTTTCCGGGGGGTTCTCGTAGGGCTCCACATAGCGTGCGTACTCGGTTCGAATTTGAGAATAGGCCTGAGCGTTGGCAGCCATCTGCCCTCGTGCATCCATCAGCGCATCATAGGCAGGCTGTTGGCTTGCAACCTGTGCGCGCAAGGCCTCGAATTCTCCCTTGAGACGAGTCCGTTCGGCGGCATACTCTGGAGGTTCTGGACCCGGCCGAGGGGCAGGGAGCGACTTCAAGGTTGCCCGAACTGCATTGTTGTACATCGACGCACAGTATTCTTGTATTGGCCCCGTTGTACTCGACTCCTGGACGTATTTGAATCGGTCCGGACACGTCGCGCGACACGAAAAGAGTTGCCCCTGTTCAAAGCCCGCCGGACAGGAAAGCTGACCTCCCATTTACTTACGGTTGGGAAGAAAGGCGTTGAGACCTCCCCACAGCGGTGCAATGAGGCGGACTTCGGCGTTGAGAGCCGGAGACTTCCACCCAAGTGTGGGAGCTCCGACCACCCGCCCCGCAGTGACATACGGAGCAGCTTGGGCCAGCATGCGGACATAGCGCGTGTGCTCTCCTGCAGAGGTCGTCAGGCGAACGTGACGGGGCTCGCTGATTTCGAAATAGGATTCGACCGGCATTTTGTTTACTGGAAGAGAAGTAATGCCGGCGACCCCGAAGAACATTCGAACCGGAGCCGATGCGACGGAAGCCGCTCGCATCTTTGCGATGGCTCCCGCATCGTTGAGTGCTGCGGCAACAACCGTTGCCGCGACGCTCACCGGAACCACCAAGGAACAGGTTGTGGCGGGACTTGTGGTGGACTTTCAGAACTTCGTGGCCTACGGAGTCACGTCCACGTTTGTTTCCGAGGCGGACGTCGACTCGTTCGTTCAGGCCCGCAGCCGTGAACTCGCTGGCGCACAGTCGGGTCTCGCAGCCTTCAAACTGACTCATTTCCGAAATGGAAACGTAAAGACGCTTCTTCTGACCTATTTTGGGATTGCGCCATCGACCATGCAGTCAGCAGCTCTCTCACAGGCGAATCTTGTCAATGCACTCAGTGTCTTTCGCGACAACTTGCTCGAATACAAGTTGACGGGAAATGCAGCGTATAAGAGTGCATCTGATGGAGCGAAGACATGGCTCGACCAGTACGTTCAGAGTCTGAATCTTCAGGTCAATCAGACGGCGGACAGTTTGAACGCACAGGTTGCGTCGTATACGTCTGCAAATCCTGAGCTTACCAAGGCGCAGTCTGACTTCCAAACGCTCAAGACAGAGGGCCCGAAGGCAGAGAATACATATCAAACGATTCGTCGTCAGATGAATCAGGCTCCCGTGGAACCGGATACGACGAACCTCTATGTCAAGGGCGGGATTGCCGCAGGGCTCGTACTGGGTGCTATCGTACTGTCCTTTGTGTGACGACGGAAGACCATGACGAGCACGAGTACAATCGCAAACAGCAAAAAGAGTGCAATATAGAGGTTCAGCGACGAGTGCCAGGACGTATCCTGGAACGAGCGAATCCGCTTGAGGGTTTGGAGGGCATCTGTGTTGGACTTCAATCCGTTGTAGTCGCTCTGAATGCGGGCCAGTGTCTCCGCAAGTTGGTCGCGATACGCATCGCTATTGGGCCCGTCGCGAGCATACTGGAGCTCGACGAGCATCTTGTCGAGAACACTCGCCATCTGTTGGTTAATCGACTGAATCTGAGGAAGGACCGTGGGAAGTTTGGTCGAGTCCGCAAGCGCCTGTGTAATGAGCGCTTGGTAGTCCGCCTGAAGCTTGGTGTACTGTGCGCTCAGGTCTTCAATTCCCATTATCCCTATCCAACATTTACGTCTTCGACGCAATAGCGATAGTACGTCGCGGGGCCGGCTACGTCACTGTGCCGCTTGATTTCAAGGATGTCCCCCGGAATCGCACCCAGGACGCGCGCTTGGTAATCCTGCGAGTCAATGGACGGAATCTGCTCGGCGGGATTCGTCAGGCGATAGAGCTTGATGAGCGCCGTCTTTTCCTCCTCCGTCAGGATGCGATGGGGCATCGAATAGCGATGCGTCGTCCAGTCATGCTGGAGGTGCCAAATCCAGAAGAACTGAATGCGGTCCTTCGCGAACGACTTGATGACCCGCAGAACATTCGCAGACGGCTTCGCCATGGAGACGATGATGACACCGTTCGTGTACGAGTTCTCCTCGGCAAATTTGACGAAGTTGCGGATGTCCTTGTCGAGAAGTCCCTTGTCCTTCTGACTGAAGATGACGAGGACGGGTCCAACTGTATACAGGTTCACCTTGTCCAGCTCCCCCCGAACCGGAGCGGTTGTCGTCTCCACCTTGCGGCGGCTGAGGAATGTACGAAGCGTCTCGAGTGCCTTGTCCTCCATTGTGCTTCTTGTCTCTCTACACAGAAAGCGGTTCGTTTTTTCGTGCGTCACTCATAATGAAGCCGACAGCTCTTCTTGTGGGAGCTCTCCTTGTCCTCGCGGTGGTTCTCTATCTTGGTCGCGAGCGGTTCCAGCCCGAGTTCCTTGACAAGCGCCAGGTCCAGACAACGGTTGCGCGCGAACACTCCTCCTACGAGCAGATGACCAACCACATGGACCCCGCTCCGGTTGCGATGGGACCGATTCAGGGAATGCAGACACCGTTCCAGGTCAACCAGTATAAAGCCTACATCCAGTAAGTCCCCAATGGAGTTTCGAGACCTTCCCTGTGAAGCGTACCGCAAGAAGAAGATTCCGAAAGCCCTCGCCGAGCAAGTCTGGATTTCCCGGATGGGACATCGGTTTGAGGGCAAATGCCGTGTCTCGTGGTGCAAGAACCGGATTACCGTGTTCGATTATGAATGCGGGCACAACATTCCGGAAAGCAAGGGTGGCAAGACGACTCTGGACAACCTTGTTCCGATTTGTGCGCGGTGTAACCGCAGTATGAGTGATACGTATACAATTGACGAATGGGTAGCGAAGTTCAGGCCTCCGACGAAACCTTGGTGGAAAGTGTGGGTCCGGTGAAGACAATCCCGAGTGCATCTTCGAGCTCACGGATACGCTGGTCGCGCGACTGAAGTCCGGAGAGAGACGCACACCCCAATTTTTCATGTCCGTTCTGAAGCACTGCAAAGATGTCTGCGTAGGTCTCTGCCGAAGTAGGGTAGACAGGGATGTTGTGCCTCCAACAGTAGGCCGACATCCACTGGTCGTCGACAAAGCGAGCTGCCTCCGGAAGAGGGAAGTCTGGAAGCCCCCGTAGAAGTGACTCATGAACGAGAAGTCCGACGTATCCGTGAAGCATTCCTCCGGACGTCTTCTGTTGAATCGATGTAAAGTGATTCTGGTAGACACCGAGTGTAGAGAGGCTCTCTTTCATTCTCCGGACAAGTGTTGGATGGTATTCCTGGTCGTCATCTCCAATAAAGACCCACGCTCCACGCGGAATCTCCGCGAGGGCTCCCATGTACTTCGACGCAGGACCGACATCCTCACCACGCACAACCCGAACAGAGGACATCCAGTCCGGAAGAAGACGCGACTCAAATCGGCGATAGGTATCGGGGACACTCAGCACAATCGCATCCACTTGAGGACGCAACGACTCGACCGCGAGGCGACAGTCTGTCTCAAATCGGGGTGGAATTGTTGTCAGACTCGCGACCGTGTAGAAAAACGCAGATGGAATTCGGACGAGACTATCGTTGTGGTCGGCGGCATACCATGTCAGTCCCGGGAATTCTGCGCGAGCCCAGGTATTGACTTCCCAGGTCAGATGCGGAAGCTCGCGATAGGCTCGACGATGCGAGGCGTCGAACTCAAGAATCGACTCCCTATCGCCCACAAAGAACCCTCCACAGAACCGCCAGTTGACGCGGTCCGTAAACGTTCCGGGCCCCCAACATCCGGGCACCAGCAGACAACGGTCGCGAAGACGAGACTGTCCGAGCATCGCCAGGTAGGCCAGCGTACGAGGGAGGTCTCGGAAGATGTGACAGACATTGAAATCAATCCAAGCATAGTGGGTCGTTGTTCCCGTCTTCATCGCGCGAACGACGAGTTCGGTCTTCGCATTCATGAGACGAAGGAAGTTGCGCGTGTCGTGATATTCATTGCGTGTGGGTGGGAGTCCTGGGGGTGCATTCCGAAACGCATCCAACTCCTCGAGCTCCACGACCTCTCCCCCGAGGTGGGCGTAGTCTGGACTCGTAAAGAGATGAAGCTTGATTCCAGAGGACTGTAGCTGTCGAAAGAAGGCGATGCGAGCCTCCGCGGACCTGTCTCGTGACCGGTCTTCCCGAAGGTAGAACAGACCTGTCACGAAGGTAATCATTGAATGGGGAAAGGAGGGTCTCTTCTAAACTACTCCAATACGCGAGGAAGGCCAAGGTGCGAGAGAGTTTGCTCGTAGTACCAAATGAGGTGCGTGACCTCCAGCTCTGACAGTTTCGCAAACCCACGCTTCCAGGACCTCCAGAGTGCAAGGCATCCCGGAAGACAGGTCGGATAGTCCCCGGCATCATAGCTGTGCTTGATGAGAAGACGGAGAGGCTCTGATGCACGCTCACGGACCCATTCATAATTCGTAATCATCTCCGTGTAGTCGCCGTAATAGACCTCGAAGATAGACGGGTCATCGAAGTAGACAAGCGAGTAGAGCTGCTCGTCTGCATGACCGTACCCCTTCTCGAGGCACTCGAGGAATTTCGCCTCGATACGGTCGCAGAACGTCTTCATATAGGAGGCGTTCCCTGTGAAGAACCCACTGCACATCGAACACCGCCCCCAGCGCATGACGTCCTCGAGGTAGTTCTCCTTCCGCTGATAGTCAATGTAACAGGTCGAAACCTTCTCTCGGTTCAGCTCGAACACGCGCGGAAGCTCAATCAGATTCCGGAATCCCATTCGCTCGATGCAGAGATTGAGCCATGCAAAGTGTGTCGACCCGAACGGATTCTCCTCGATGGCTCGCTTAAGCATTGCGTATCGCGCCATACAGAGAAGGTAGTACGACGCCGTATTTCGGTCATCGGGAGGCGGACGTGTCTTCCGGTTCTCAAGAATGCGACTGCGGTACGTCGTCAGAGGGAAGTCCTCGAACGACATCGGAATGAACTTCGTCTTCTCAAGGAGATGCACCGGTCGAAGCGACGTCAAGGTTGACAGCATATCGGGTTCACAGAAGACAATGAGCGGCTGGTCCAGTGCCATCGTATACGTCGCGTGCTTGAGGTAATGGGCGGCAGGACGGCCACGAATGGACGGCGACGCATCGGACATGCGCGTCAGGTCAAAATAGCCTGTCACCACCGTCCATGTGGATGGAGCCTGCGGAGTCGGCTCGAAGCGAATCTGACCGGTTCCCGACCAGTGACCGCGTGACGTCAGGTCGGTCTTGAACTCCGACGGAATCTTCAACCAGAAGTTGTCGCGCATCTCCTTGAAATACCAGATGTCGTCGCAGATGAGGGTTCCTTTGTACGCGTTGTCGCGCAGCCACTCGTAGAAGGCATACTCGCGAGTTCCCTCGTGAGGGTCAATATCCAAAAAGATGTAGGGAGACGCAAGAAGGGTCTCCTTCCAGGTCTCACGTCCTTCTGGCGTCATGAGGTCATCTGTATGATACTCGATGTTGGGACGTTCGGGGAGGCCCTCCTTTCGCACAAGGTCGAAGGACACCACTCGATTCGCCGGATTCGAAGCCAGAGCAAGCGCGGACATGCCCTTATGGGTTCCGATGTCAAAGAGCGTACATCCTGACACACTCGCTGAGAGCGATTCCAGAAGACGATAATGTTGCCGCCCCGCGGGTTCGAAATATTCGGGGTCCATACTCTTGTGAGAGCGTCCACTCGTAAACGCAATCAGATATCCAATGTCGGTACTGTCTTCTCCTCTGGCCGCGTGCCGTTCGCGCGATGCAGGCAGACCTCGTCCCAGAACGACTGGAGCTGAGGTAGATGGTCCGAGAGCCAGTTCGGGTCTTTCGCCACGAAGTCCTTCTTCATCGATTGAAGGACCCAGTAGACCACCTGCATATCTTCCGTGTGGGACTCGACATCATAGACCACGCGACCATCATCGTAGACCCCAAAGGCCCCCTTCCGTAGGTCTGACTTGGCCCATTCATTGTAGCCCACCTGTTTGAAGCGGAACTCCACATACTCACACTCATCAATGCCCGTACACTCCATTTGCATCTGCATCTGGTGTACGTAGGCAATCGGAATCTCTGGTTTCTCCACACGGCTCATCGGACATTTGAACTCGACAAGCCGTCCATACCGTCTCGGGTCATCGTCGAGCGGAATGATAAGTCCATCGGGCGAGGCTCCCAGAAACGAGTACCGCGGATGCTGGGCGCACGACACGTCGAGAATCGTACACCGGGTCGACTCCTCGTAGAGCTTCTTTGCGATGGGCTCGAACCGAGTCCCCCAGACCAAGGCCGGAATCGGATTATGCTTCCAGGCGTCCGACGTCGTGGGAGGTTCCAACTTCTTCAGAAGGACTTCTCGGCGGGCATCCTCGGACCCGAAGACCTTGTAGACCTCCGAGGCCGTAATCATTTCGCCTCGCTTCGCATGCCATTGGTCGGAACGCTGATCGTTCTGCCCGTAAAGACGGAGAACACGCTCGAAGGCACGGTCACGGTTCCAGAGACGTCCGACTTCCCCAAGGAGGAGTCGCTCAACGATGGGGGTAACAGTACGTTTGAGGAGGGAGTATGAGAGCCCGGGCTGTAGACCACGGCAGTATAATAGGAAGTGGCGGACACGAGTCCCGAGATGAGTATAGGGGCGATTTTCAAGGAGCCATTGAGAGAGGGCATCTTCCATTACTCTTTGCCGGGAGACTCCCGTGTAGATGCACGTTCGTTTTCGGGTGGAAGCCTGACGCCACTGGATTCATACTCTCGCAGGATGTCCTCCTCGCGTTTCCGGCACAGTGCATCTCGTGCCGCTTGCTCCTTCTCCTGTTTCGCTTCAGAAGCTCCAGGCACAAAGGGTACACGGTGCAATTCAGCTCGGAAGGCGTCGCGCCAGACTGCATAATGTTCGCGAAGTCGAGGAAGCACGTCATACGCAGTTGCTCCAATGGAAACCGCATTGCGAATCCACTCCGAAAGGTTCTCACCGAATACCTTTGCACGAAGGCTGTCTGTTACCTCGATGGGCGGAAGAGGGTCCCTTCCGCGAGTGTCTCCGAGGTCAAGGAGCGTCTTCCACTGAGATGGGGTCAGAAGCAACCGTTCATCTGTAAGGATACGGGCGGGGTCGGTTCCCGTGTAGTCTGAATGCCAATAGCTAGGCGCAGAATGATTCATCCCCGAATACAACCGATAGGATATCGGAAACTCGCACGGAGGAAGAGCCCACGCTGGCGACCCATAGACTGGAACCTCCGTCCCGTCCAACAGTTTCGTCTCCGTCGTCATATCTTCCCACATCTGCTGAACGATGGATTCCAGCTCGGCTTCGTGTGCGGCAATCTTGGTAAGGTCTGCGCCCACCTCGGGAGCCTGCGCGAAGGGGTCCTCCGGAACCTCCACGGTCCAGAAGTTCTCAGGAAGCTTCGTCTCGCTCATATCGTAAGGAACCCATTTTCTATGAAAGCCCAGAACCCACACATGGAGACAATCGCATCCAAGGAAGATATGGTCCTGCGCCGCCTGGCTGCGTTTTATAGCGACCCCACCATTCTCGCACGCGTCAAGCCGATTCTCACCGGAGAGTCCAAGATTAGCCTGCGCCTTCTCGATTGGCTCGTCACAAACTACGCGAAGAAGCATAACATCGCGTATCTGACTGCGAACGGGCGCGATGTCAATATCTACCTCCGCTACAAGGCGAACCTTCGGGCCTACAGCAAAAAGATGTTTGACCCCTTCTGTCGTCACAAGAAGATTCTCTACCTCGGACTCAATACGACCGTGGGTCAACTGAACTTCTTTCATTGGGTGCTCGAGGATGAGGTCCTGGACTACCTCGAAGCGCATTACGAAGAGGTCCAGAAGGACATGGATGAGTGCTCGACGACGATTCAGCCGAAAGAGGGCGACCGTCGTAAGCGTCACGAACTCTCACGCTCTGCGACCAAATCGATGACTCTGTCAGCGTTTACGCTGTCGGTAAAGTTTGAGTAAGAAGAGTAATGTTCTCACGGATACAACCATCGTTTCTCTATACAGATATCTCGCCGGACATCACGGAGACAGACGTCGACGTCGTCTCCGACCTCTGGTCGATGGACGGTCGAGATGTCTATCGCGGAGCCCGTGACCCACGGTACACGCATGCGAACGTCTACTGGCTCTATGACGAGGACCTCCAGCGCGTCGGATGTTCGGAACACAGTCTCGAGGACCATGGGGACTTTCGTCTCCTCTGGTTCCAGGAGTCCGTCTTTGGAACGCTCTTCCAGGAAGAGGGTTGGACGCCGCGTGGGGATATCTGGACGGTCATACCGCGTGCACCCTTTGAGCGGTTTCTCAACGAAGGATGGACGACGGTCGAAAGCATTCAGGACCAGTGTCTGTATGGTCCCACGCGCCTTATCACTCCGACGATGCTCCAGAGGTGGCCGAAGATGTACGTGTGCTCGCACTGTGGGAAAAAGTCTCTTCGGACCTCCGTCTATTGTGCGATGACCGAGCGCGACCTCGACGTGCCCCAATTGGAAAAGGTGTTGTTTGTGGATGAGGACATGGTCCTTCATGTTCCGCCCCCCGATTCTGTCGTCTTTACACGGCTGCGGCCACAGCGCGACGGCGGTTCGCAGCAGGCTTCGCAGGAGCCGGCTCGGGAGCCGGTGCAGGAGCCGGTGCAGGCGCAGGAGGCTCAGACGGTGACTCCTCCTCCTCAAATGCAGCCGCTGCAGACACCGGAGCCGTCGTCTCCTCCTCAATCTCGTCTGCGAACACCTGCGCCGCCGTCAGACGCTGGGGAGGTGCAACGCGAGCGTGCGTGATGCGCCAGGTGACACCGAAGCCCTGTCCGGAGACGTAGACGCTCGGGGTGACAACAACGGATGCCTCGACGCGCTTGGGGAAGACCTGGGAGATGTTCTCGAGGTCGACCATCACCGGCTTGCCCGTGCTGTCGGCGACATCCATGCTGACCGTGCCGTCGTAGACCGGGACCTTCATGCGGAAGCTGGGAGGGTACTTGCCCGAGGGGACCCACTCGCCGTTAATCTTCTCGACGCTCGGGCTGAGGAACTGCTTCATGATGTCGGTGAGGACCTCGCGAGTGCGAGACTTGCCGAACCACTTGGCGCTGTTCGCGGTGCCGACGTCGAGGAGCTTCTCCTGCATGTCGAGGAGGAAGTTGTAGAGGCATCCGAGGTCACCCGCCTCAGGACCTGCCTTGGTCTTGGCATAGGGGTCGCAGCCCTTGAGGGTGAGCGCCATCTGGTAGGTCGAGCCGTTCTCGGTCTCGCGAATGTTGATACCCATCGGGTACATCGACTTGGGAATGCGAATCTGGAGGCTCTGGCCGTTGTACTTGATGGGAACCGTCTTGCCGCCCGCCTTATTCATGCGGATATCGCCGAAGGAGACCTTGGAGGCATCGAGATTAGAGACAGAGATGATGGCAGCAGTAGACATTCTGGTTTGATATGTCTAGACATGGCCGAGAGACCCGGCATCCGTTTTCAGAGCACGTTTCTGAATTGAAGACAAGGGATGGCCACGTGTGCGTCCGTCCGCCGGAAAGGCTCCACCGAGCCGTGTTGCTCGCGAGCTCTTGTCGGGCATACGTTGTGTGGCGTTCACGCGCGTGCGAAATCGGTCATACTCTGGTCGTCTGTGAACGGAGATAAGCTCGAGGCCGCAACTCGAATTCAGGCGGGTGTACGGGGATGGCTTCTTCGTCGCCGACTTGCCCTTGCAGGTCCGGGAGTTCTCAGTCGCGCGGGGGTCGCGAACACAGAGGACCTCGAGACCTGTGAGGTTGCAGACCCCCTGTCGTATTTCGGATTCATCGAGGCTGGAAAGACGTGGTGGTTTGACTTTGCGACGATATGGAAGTGGGCTCAGACCTCTGTCGAACCCACCAACCCGTATACCCGTGTTCCACTCGATGTTGCCACACGGAAACGCCTACATCGTCTCTGGTCCGCCCGCAGGCACCGCCGCGAGAGTATTCCGACAGACCCCATTCGATTCGAGGACCGTCTTCGGTCACGATGGACGATAACCTGTCAGGTGTTTGCAAACTACGGTCTGGGAACGATGCAACCGGACCTTTTTCTTCGATTGACAAAGAATGACTACATTGTCCTGTTTCGCATGCTTCGAGATGACCTTCGCACCTCCCATCCCAATCGCTATGCCTTGAATCTCATCCATCGGTGTCTCATTACAGCATGGACGCTCCCACCCACTCAGTTTATCCTCCAGGGCTCGTATGCGCTGATGGCGATGCTTCTTCACGCGAAAGACCCGTATCCCTTGGCCTTTTACATTCTCGCCGCACTCTATCGCCTCTGAAAACGGATTGGTGTGGGCCAGGCAGAACAGTCTTCCCCGCGACCATGAATCTCTTCGTCCTGTCTCGCTGTCCGCAACTCGCGGCGCGCCTTCACTGCGACAAACACGTGGTGAAGATGATTCTTGAGACAGCCCAATTGCTGTATACCGCCCACCACGTCGTGGGGACTCGAGAGCTTCCCGAGGGAGCCTACAAGAAGACGCATGCGAACCACCCGTGTGCCATCTGGGTGCGTGAGAGTCGCGCCAATTACCTCTGGGCGGCTGAACTGGGAATTTGGCTTTGCAAAGAGTACTCGTATCGCTATGGCGACAAGACCCATAAGACGACCCGACACCTTCTCTGGCTTCTGGCCAATGTCCCTGACCTCCCCAACATCCCGCAGACACCCTTTCGCCTCGCCATGCCTGACGAGTACAAACACGAGGACCCCGTTCAGGCCTACCGCACCTACTACATCGAAGCCAAGATGCGCGCGCGTGGAATTGTCAAGTATACGCGTCGAGAACGCCCCGAGTTTCTTCCTGCGAACTGATTTACATGACCGCCACAGGTAAGGAGTATACCAACGCGTTAGAAATGCCCGCTTCTACTTCTGCCGTTAAGTCAAACACGATGCCCGCTGACAAGAAGACCGCCGCGAAGACCGCCGCCGCCCCTGCCCCCGCCCCTGCCGCTGCCCCTGCGGCCAAGGCCGCACCCAAGAAGGCGGCTGCCAAGAAGGAGACCCCCGCCAAGGCCGAGGTCGTCGTCCCCACCGTTGCCGCCGCGGCGCCTGCGGCTGCTACCCAGTCCTCTGAGGCCCTCCTCGCGACCCTCACCGAGCAGCTCAAGGCCCTCTCCACCGAGTTCACCGCCAAGGTCCGCGATGCGGTCAAGGCCACCCAGGAGGCTGCCAAGCAGGCCAAGAAGGAGGCCCGCGACTCCAAGAAGAAGCGCCGCATCTCCCCCGACCAGATGACCCCCGAGCAGAAGGCGGCCTGGGAGGCCCGTCGCGCGAACAACGCGTTCCTCGTTCAGCGCCCTCTCTCCCCTGAGCTCTGCTCCTTCATGGGTATCGCTGCGGGCTCCAAGCGCTCCCAGACGGAGGTTACCAAGTTCGTCTCTGAGTACGTGAAGTCCCACTCCTGCTTCGACCCCAACTTCAAGCGCCGCATCATCCCCAACGCCGCGCTCTCCAAGCTCCTCCGCGTCGACGACAAGACCGAGGTCACCTACCTCAACCTCCAGAAGTACCTCAAGGTGCACTTCCAGAAGGCGTAAATTGTCTCGGGGAAAAATAAACCATGCCGAGCAAGACTCGTAGGAATAAGAGCCGCCAGACCAAGGCGAAGAAGACCAAGGTCGCGAAGCAAAGGGGCGGTCAGCAGCTTACTGTTGGGGAGCTCAAGGCAGCCCTGAACGGGGTTGATGACAACATGAAAGTCATGTGCGTTAGTGATGCTAGCGGATATGATGCAACGGGTGCGTCGAAGGGGGAGAACGAAGACGGCGACGACGTGTTTGAGATTAGGTTTAGTGATTAACTATCACGACCTTGCGGTCTCGGCCTGCCTAGATATCGTTTTCCATTCGTCCCGTCCCAGGGACCCTCAACAGACACGCTACGGTTCTATGGTCTAGGGGTATGACATCAGACTCTGAATCTGGTAGCCCGCGTTCGATTCGCGGTAGAACCATCAAGATGGGAGGAGCTCCTCTCTCTTGATGACAAAAACGGAACGGTTCAGTCCATGGAAAGAGGGACTGTACCCCAACATCATGAAGCTCTTCAGTGCGTGCCGTCGTGCACCCTGCGGGAGCCCCGAGACAATGGAGCCCAAGTCCCTCCACGAGGCGTATACGAAACTGAACGCCCTGACAGACGCGCCCCCCGACACCGATGACGCATTGCGCGATGCATTCACAGCGATTCTTAAGGAGATACCCAAGACGGTTACCGTGTGCGTGGTGACCGGAGTCGGAGAGAGTGGTCTCTATACTCCCGGACAGTTTCTCTCGTTCGTCCAGGGCAAGCGTGGAACGGAACTCCGGAACCTAATCCTCGCGTATCAGTGCGAGCTCTATATGGAGGCGAACTATGGTTCGTAGGACACACAACTCCCTCTCCCGAAAAAGACGGAGGAGCTCCTCCGTCTTTTTCACATGCTAGAATAAATGCCAACCCTCACCCCGTCTGCCGGGCTCGCGAAGATAAAGGCCATGATGGAGTTCCCGGACGATGAAAAACTCTATACGGAGTTCAATGCTGTACTCGATGCGATGGGCGACAAACCCACGCTGCGAGTCGTTACAGGCGTCGGCAAGAGTGCCAACTATACTCCAAAGCAGTATAAGGATGTCATCTCGAGTAAAACTGGAGAGGCGCTCATCAAGTTGATTAAGGCGTATATGCACGAACTGGAAATGGAGGTAGATATTCTCGGAGACAAAGGCGGTCGCAGGCATCGCAAGACCCGCAAGGGCCGGAAGGGCACCCGCAAGGGTCGCAGGACCACTCGCAAGTAGAGTCTTTTCAATCCTGAAGAACAATGGAGACGCGGTCCAAGACGATGGGACTGTGCGAAGAGGCCTGGACGAAAGGAATGCCGCTGAAGGTCACGGATGATGGGTTCCCGATTGTGATGAAACCCTCCATGAATTGTATCTTCCGTATCAAGGGCACGCAGGAGATTGCGTATGTTGGGCTCCCGGGGTCTAATCGCACGGATGCAACCCCCGAAGAGAAAGCCGGGTTCCGCCAACAGGTCCGCGACTTTCTTGCGACGATTCCTCGACTCTCATCCGACCAGCTCGGAAGCGCGCCCGAAGGAGTCTATACCTGGCTTCTGTATTCCAAAGACGGGTCGGCTCCGCAGTTCGCTGCGTCCAAAACGGAGACGATGCTCGAACTCGGAACGGTCCATTATTCGATTGCGCTTTCGGTCGGTGCTACGGCCGTCCATGGCGCAGGAGAGCTCTGGACGCATGGGAACGAATACACGGTGAACTTCCTTTCCGGAACCTTTATGGACAAGTGGAGGGACACGCTCCCTGCCGAGTGTTCGCTGGAGACGATGCAGCGATTCCTTCAGGAGAAGCTTAAGCGTGAGGTATTTCCCTCGCTCTTTCGCGGAAAGACACTGTCGTTCACGCGCACGGGCTTCGTCGTCAATCGATTCTTCACAGATGCGCTTACAACGGACAAACTCGAGGCATACGTCCGCGCCGGGTTTATTGTGTGTCGGCATCCGAAGGAGAACGCTGGAGAGTGCAAGGCTGCCAAGGGGATGTGTAAAAATCCTATGACAGTAGAACAAATGAAGGGGGGAAAGATTGTCACGCTCAACGCCAAGGGTGAGGAAGTTCCCGCAGGGGACCCGACTGCGGTCAAGCGCTTTGATACCAATACGTACAAGGAGCTTCCGCTTGGGGGTCGTCGCCACCGCAAGACCAAGAAGGCCAAGAAGGCTCGCCGGGCTACGCGGAGGAGGTTGTAATCAGCTCATGCGGCATTTCTAAGTAGAGCACCGTGCTAAAAAACGGGGAGACCCGGTCATCCAGAACCAGGGCACGCTGTTTGTCATTCGTCAGCATCGTTGTCCGAAGTCGCGTCAAGAGTCGGTCCTTGTTGACCTGACTCGTTCGAACCTGAATCTTGCAGTCGCCGCCTCTCCATCCGCAGAGCGACGACTTGCTACAGGTTGCTTCATCCTTCAGCTGCCCGCAGGGCGTCCGCACCTTGCTGAGGAACTGATACGGTGTCTTCGTTTTCTCCTCATACGCTTCTGCCTTGAACCACGCGTCGAGTGCGGGACCCAGAGCGGACGCGTCTTTGGACTCGAGTGCGCGACGGAGTGGCTCGTAGTCGGCCGTCTGAACGTCCTTTGCAAGCGAGAACACCAGGAACTCGTAGACCTCTGTCTCGTACTCGATGGAATCCTTCAGGGACCGAGCCTCTAGGTTCGGAGCCCCCGACACAAGCGTCTCCTCGCCACGCATGCGAATCGTCTGCGTGACTTCGGTCGCAGGTCCGGTTCCTGCAACGGGCTGCACCGGAATGCGGAATCCCGTTCCCAGTTCAAACTCAACCAGTCGTCCATCGATGTCATGATGTTCGCGCGCAAGACCAAAGAGGTCTTTGCGTTTCAGCGTCGCGAGGAACGCACGCTGAGTTTCTGCAGGTGGAAACTCTCCCTCGGGAATGTCCGAATACGTCCGCGGCTCCGGCGCACCTGGAAGCGCCTGGGTTGTCGGGACAAAGGGGAGCAGAGCCTGTCCGGGAGCTAGAATCGCCTGGAGTCGTCCCAGGGGGTCTACAATCCCTCCATACGAGGCCAATTTCGCATCCGCGAACGCCATGAGAGCATCATTGAGTGTCGGAAGCCCAATCGAGCACGCTTCCTGGTGGAGTCGAAGGAGGTCCGCAGTCATTCCGTCAAGCGGAGGCTGCGAGACATCCACGAAGTACTCGGTCACGTACCCCTCGGCTCCCGCCCGCTTTCGAAGCATGCGACCCAGAATGTCGCGGTCCAGAAGGACAATCGTGCGGTTCTTTGCGCGAATGAGGTCCGTCCGGAACCCACAGAGGACTTGCATCGTATCTGTTGCGACGAGAACCACGGCGCAGTCCAGGATGTGGGACACGTACTCAACTTCATGCAGAACATCCAGCGTCTTCTCGCGGAACGCCCGGTCAATGTCTGCAATCGGGTCGGTGCTACGCCAGGTACTATAGAACGAACAGCGCTTGACGATGTCCGGAGCCTCCGCTGGATTCGGGACCTTGCGCTTATCACGAAGGAAGCGAGGAAGTGTCTCCGAGGGCCGCCCCATCCCAATTCGAAAGAGGTCTGAGGCTCCGAACACAAGCCGTCCCTTCGAGAGCGTCGTCGCATATGAGGTCTTGACACCCAGACGTTCCGCAAGGTCTCCAGACAACCGGGCCACGCGGAACGGAGGAATGTCCTTCGCGTCCTCGTTGAGAATGTAGGTCTCGTCGGCCCGAAGATTGCGCGACACCGCCTTTCCAGCTGGTTTCTGGTAGCAACAGGGGACGCCTTCTTTGCCCTTCATCATACCCGGATAGGGTGTCCGCTTCCCCTTCGACGTCTCGCGCTTGATGACGGGGTATTCCTTCGTGCTGACACTGTCATTCGGACGCACCTTGCCTCCGCAGACAGGACACTCGTTTCCATTGACAAGCTGGTCTTCCCGCAGCGGGAGTTCGTCGCGCATACACCAGTACGGCGGGCAAATCGCAGTCCCGCCACTGGGGAGGTCCAACTGCTCTTCCTCGGGGGCGGATGTGTAGTTGTAGTCTGGACCCAGGCGTTCCTTGTCCGCATCCGAGAGAATGACGACTTGCTGAGACTTCTCGCATTCCTTGCTGTAGGTGGCATCGAACACCTCCGGATGACTCGCCTTGAGGCGGGAATTGAAATAATTCTGCGTCGTCGTCTGGTCCTCTGCCACCTTGAGTTTTCGACCCTTGGGTTTGGGTGCGGCGGTCGTGCGAAGCTCTGGCTCGGCCTCTTTCGTAATTCCGAGCATCGCGAGAAGTTCTGGGTCTTCTTCCTCTTCGACTTCCGCAGCCATCTGAGGAACCGCAAGAACGGGCTCCACAGCTTCCTTACGGCGAGGGCAGACGGCATTCACAGCATCACTGTTGGAGGTCAAGACTGTCCGGAGGATATCCGCGTACGCAAGACTCCGTTCCGGGTTGGTCGCAAAGCGAATGAGAACGTCCTTCCCCGTGAACTTCAGCGTCGGATACGACTTCAGAGACCGCTCGAGATTGACATCCTCCGCAGACGCTGCAACCTGTTCGAGAAGCCCCGTTGCCTCTTCGATGGAGACTCCGAGTTCATCTGCGAGGTACTCGGGGGTCTGAAGTGCATCGGCTTGGTTCAAGACCTGGTAGGCCTGAAGAACTTGTGGACTCACGAACTCCGATGCATGGTCGGCCCGTAGGAGTCGGAAGGTTCCATCCTGGACGCTGAAGATGGATTGGAGACACGGGAAGCGCAGCATATCAAATTCCGTCTCCTCCTTCGCATAGCTGGCGAGTAAAGAGAGTTCCAGGAGCTCCCAGCGCTCCGGAGTCAAGTCTCGAGCGTCGAGGAACGGAACAACCGCGTCCAGGGACAGAAGCCACTCGCGGGCGTCCTCTTGGAGGGTCTCGAGGGGTTTCGTGGACCCCCGCTCTTTCCGAACATCGATGGTAATCTCGGTACTTGTAATCGCGATGCGTTGGAAGACAAACGGGGACGACCCGCGATAGAGAAGGAGCGTCGGACGACGGCGCTGCGGGCGTGTCCGGGTGACCCATCCCTTAATGAGGTCCGGGTCAACGATGGGGGTCTTCGCTGTCGGGTCTTCGACGTAGTACTTGTTGCGAAGGGACTCGGTGGCGGAGGTAAAATACGCGACATAGGGGGTTGTCTTGGAGAGCGTGAGCCCGTAGAACATCTGCTCGAACTGGGTACGAGGAGCCGGAATCTCGCTGGCATTCAGGGGAATGCTCCACTTTGCCTTGACGATGCTCTCCGTACGATGCTTGACAACCGGAAGCTCGAGAAGCTTTCCGAGGTCATCCTGTGCCTTGAGAATGGACGCCTTGGTTGCGTCCAGGTTCGGAGGTGTATCCGGGCGAAGAAGCGGAAAGTAGTTGCGGAGAACGGCATCCGATGGGTCCGCAGGGAGTTCCGTCACACGAATCGAGGAGACAGGGTGTGGGTGCATGGTCTCAAAGAGACTCTGCGACGCGATGAGTGGAATCACATTCGTCGGAAGGGCAATGTCCTGCGGGGGGAGCGGAAGAACCGTCTGGATGCGCGCGCCGAGAATCTGCCACTCGGGTCCTCCTTTGCGAAGGGGAGCCAGGGCCTTGTCGGCCTCCCATTGTTCCTTCGTGTACGTCTTGGCTCGAAATGAGGTCAGGTCCGGACGAATCTGCGTCGTATACGTCTTCAATGCCTCTTCGCTGACGGTACGTCCGTCGCGAGACAGGCGGAAAAAGAGGTCCGTCCATTCCCGAGGCGTCTCGTAGTATCCCTCGGGAAGCGTCACAAGGACTTGAAGGAAGAGTCGGTCGGGATGGGAGTTCTGATGTATCGCAATGAGCTCCCGAACCCGGCTGATGGTGTCATCCTCGTAAAAGGACACCTCCGTCAGCGTTCCCTCAATCGGAAGGGTCTTCATTACCCTTTACAGGGGAGAATCCGTAATCGTCATTCCGCAGTAGGGAGTCGGACGCGAGGCATAATTGACAGGCGAGTAGAGGCCGAGCTGTGTCGCGTCTTGGAGAATCCGGCGGAAGTTCGACCAGAACTCCTGGGTATGTCCGATGGTCTCCGTCATGAGGTGTGCCATCTCGTGGAGGATGACGAACATGATGGTGTTCGCATCGATGAGCGGATACTGCGGCGCCTTGGTCTTGTCGCGAAGACAGACGACAATTTTCTGACCCTTGTTCTCGGAATAGGATGTGTCCTTGGAGTCCATGTCATTCTCGATGAAGACGTCGGTCTTGAAGCGTTCGAGGAAGCGACGCACAGGAGGGTCGGCCGACAACGCTTGGTCGCTCTTGTAATGGTGGGCGAGCTTGAGGAGGCGCCCCTTGATGTCCGCCATCAGGGCAACGGCCTGGTCTTTGTTCGGGAGGTTTTGCATCTCGTAGGACTGACCATCCGGTCCGGTCATACGAATCGTGTTGCGCGGACCCTGAAGCGCATAGAGGGCGAGCGCACCAATGCCAATGGCGGCAGCGGGAAGCATTATTCAAAGAGGCGAAGAGAAAGAGTATGGACTTGCGGACCTGCCTGCGCGAGCACAAGGAGGGGAATTGGTATGGCATCTGGAAGAGCCCCAAGGGAGGCTACGAGATGTACTGTTTTGCGTGCGACGCACATCGGGCATTTACCTGCGACGTCTCGTTGTCCGGCGTCGGCGCCTCCGTCCCCGCCCCACCGCCAGCTCCTCCTCCCCCGGAACCTCCGCGCGAGACCTCCGCGTCGCCTCCCGGACAGCAGTGAACGCCCCCTTCGGGTATCCTTTGGGCTTCGTTCCAGTCCCCATCTCAAGAACCTTCGCCGTGAGTTCGTGGGGAAGTTTCTTCGCAACACTCACGGGCGTGAGTTTCTTCGCGAACTCGGTTGCCTTGGTCTTCGGGGCATAGATGCGGTCGACCTCGTCGCGGTCCACCGCCGAATAGTCGACTGACGCCATCGTGTCGGACTTGTAGAGAAGCCGTCCTTTGACAGGAGCTTCTGTCGGGTCCCGAAGCGTAATGAGATACGTCTTCCCGACCTTCATGTCCTCCCAGTCCACTTCAACGCCGGGCTGCATTGTCTAGGAAGGAGACTTTACGCAACGAGGCCATCCTGGCCGTGAGTCGCCTTGAACGGGTCAGGGTCGATGGTGGTGTTCAGGAAAGGTCCAATCTTCGCCTGGGGGTTGGGGGTCTCCGTGCGGATATCGTAGCTGGGGTTGCGGTTGGTCTGCGCGATGCCGACGATGTTGATGTTGGAGTGATACCCGGCCTGGAGGAAGTTCTGGCCCTTGAGGTCCTCGGAGCCGACGGGGTTGACGGCCGCCCAGGAGGCGCCAATCTCACCCTTGGGGAGGAGCTCGGAGGACGAGAGGCTGGTCGCAGAGTAGGTCTGCTGGGACGCGGGGGTGCGGCCCTGCATGTCCTGAACGCTCGCGGCATTGCCGGCGACGGCGTGGGGGCTCCCCATGGAGGGGCCCTGCTCGGAGAGAGGGCCGGGGGTGCCAAGACCACCGAGCTCCTCGGCCTTGTCCAGGAGCGCGCCCTTGGACCCAGAGTACGAGGTAAAAAGAACGTAGAGGGCGACAACGCCAGCCAGCACGAGCCCGAGGCGGACCATCTTCGTCTGCGAAAGCTTCATGTTTATATCAACCGATAGACAAATTTCGGATGAAGAAACTCTTTGACGCGCTTCTTGCCGACGCCGTCGAGCAGTTTCAGCGTCCGGAGGTTCAGAACGCGATCCTTCGACCGCTTATTGTGTCAATTCTGAATGCAGTCTATCCGTACATCCTAGGCGCGATGATTCTGTGGGTCATCATGTTCATCTGTGTTGCTCTCATTCTTCTCATTCTTGTTCGCGGTACCCTGCTGGTTGGCATACAGAAGGTCTAGGAGCTCTCCGCGCGAGAGTCCCCAGAACCCCCGGAGATTCCGAGCCTTGGCCTCTTGACGAAGCTCGCGGATTGTCTTCTTCTGGAGGCGAAGCTCAAGAGGGAGTTCGGGAAGAGAGAGGAGCTGGACGAGTTCTTCCTTGGGGCGCACATAGTAGAGCTTAATCCCGCGGCCCTTGGCGGCACGCTTGAGGTCGAGCAGAGACATCGCTGAATAGTTCATGGTACAGACGTCTCCCCTTCGGCGAACGCATCCGTTTTTCTCGGGGCAAAGAACAATGAAGAAAACCACAGTTGTCTTCGCCATCTTTCTCGCGGCTGTCCTCGCAGGACTCTTCGTTCGCTATTTTAGCAAGACGTCCCCGGTGAAGGCTGGAGCGGAGTCTGATTCCGAGTCGGAGGACGGAAAGGAGCGCTTCTTCCAGCGTGAGATTGGTATGCCTCTCGACATGCAGACCGTCGCGGGTGCCGCGGGTGTTGCGGGGTATTCGGGCACGCCTCCCCTCCTCGGGTCGGAGCCCAAGCCGGTCCCCGAGCGCCCGTATGACATGGCGAATGATACGGAGCTCTTCCAGTTCGAGGGCAACCGTATGAGCGCCGACTGCTGCCCGAGCCCCTTCTCCGGGGACCGCGGGTGTGTCTGCCTGACGGACAAGCAGCTGGCTCTCTTCTCCTCGCGCGGAGGAAATCGTAGCAGTGAATAAGAATGCCCGAAGCCGCAGGACATGGTCCACTTCGAAACGTTGCCGCACCCGCACCCGCAGCCGCTGCGGGACAGGGAGCCCAACCCCTGCTGACACGCGTGGATGCGATGCGAGCCCTCCTCGCGCTTCCTCGGGATCCACCGAACAAGTTTGAGGCGCTGTATGAGATTTTCGCACGCGCCCGGCCCCCAATTCCGTGGCTTGGTGACCCGACCTCTGCAGAGTATCGAGAGGTCTTTGAGGGATTGGACCCGCGCGTGCCGGTCGTTCACCCCGAGATGGCAAACGGAGCTGACTTCGCGTCCAATCGGGTGAATGCCTATATGCGCCTCAGACTCCCGCAGGGAGGACGCCGAAAGACGCGCACCCTCAAGCGGAAGCATTTTCGGAAGAGAACCTCCCGTAAACACTAAATGGAGCATCTTCGCAAACTCGTAACGCATTTCAAAGGCAAGGAGGTTCCTGGAGTCCCGAAGGCGACGGAGGAGCTTTTTGGATATATCGAGGAGACCTTCCTTCCGCACGTTCTTCGTGTCCTAAAGAAGGACAATACCCTTCTCGCCGAGGTCGAGCTGTTCCCCGGTGTGAAGGTGCCCTGGGAGGGGACAGACGAGGAGTGGAAACTTCTCCACATGGCGATTCTCTATTCGGTTCTCCACGGCGACCCGAAGGAGAAGTTTGGGAAGGTTCTGGAGGCGGTCAAGGGGCTCGTCCCCGGTGGCTCTGCGCAAGCCGACGAGATTAGCAAGATTCTGGAGGACGAAGAGACGCAGTCGTCCTTCCAGGAGATGCTCGAGCTCCTCATGAATACGCGCCTTGCCAGTCTGATTGGTGAGATTGCATCGTCGATGGAGACCTCTGACTTTGGAATTGATTTCGAGAACCCCGAGGCCATTCTGGAGATGCTCCGGAACCCCCAAGGCAATGAGACGCTGAATGACATCGCCGAGCGCGCAAAGTCCATCCTCGAGGACAAACTCAAGACGGGCAAGATTAACCAGCAGGAACTCATTCGCGAGATTGAGATGCTGCGGGCTAAGTTCACATCCACCTTCGGAAAGTACCTGAACGAGATGATTGTGGGCGATGGGGGTGGAGGGACAACGGGGAATACGTCGGCCCAGATTCTCTCCAACTCGCCGGACGCTCGTCGCGCCCGTATGCTGGCGCGTCTCCAGAAAAAGCAGAAGGAAAAAGCTCGCAAGTGAAGGATAAGAGATGTCGCAGCCGTTTTGGTATGACGACCCGAGTGTCCTGTTCCGGAGCGACACATGGTCCCGATTTGTTCCGACACCTACGATGCGCGTCCCGGAGGCTCTGAACGCCGTGGTTCGCTTCTCCGTGTATCTGTCGGTCCTCCTCTTTCTCACCTCCCTAGACCCTTGGTACCTCCTCATCGTCCCTGCTGTCATGGGTCTCACGCTCTTCCTGCGAGGATGGTTCCCCGAGGCCAAGAAGATGGTGGAGTCCTTCGTCAGCTCCTATGTCGGGGAGGATGCAACGCTCCCGACCCCCGACAATCCGTTCATGAACGCCCAGCTCACGGATATCCTCGACAATCCCAACCGTCCGCCGGCTCCCGCCGACATCACGACCAAGGAGGTCCGTGAGAAGATTAATGCCGCCTTTGCCCAGACCTCCAACATGTATCTGGACACGACGGATGTCTATGACCTCGTCCAGGCCCAGCGCAATTTCCACACGGTCCCCGAGGACGACCACGCGGGTCTCCTGAAGTTCCTCGGCAAGGGTGCGCGCTCCGACAAGCTCCTCTCAGAGAGCTACGTAGTTGCGAAGGGTACGGCGGAGGAGCTTCCGGTTCCGAACACGGTGAGTCCGGCGGCGCCTGCGTGAGCCTCCCTTCTTCGGCTTCACATCAAGCTCCTTGAGAATCTCCTCACCAGAAGACTTCTCGCCTGACGTCTTCTCCTCGGTTCCGTCCGCCTTCTTATGCTTCATCGTCGGGAATCCCACAACACCTTCGTCGTCGGGCGTGGCATCCATATCCACCTCCAGGACCTCCATGTCCTTGGGAGCCTTCGCCTTCGCCTCCTCCCACGCAGGCTTGTTCGCCTCGCAGTGGGGACATCCAATCATGTAAAAGAGCACAAGACACGGACGCTGACGAAGCGCCTTCTTCGCAGCGTCCTTTCGGCTCGCCCCTTCAAACGTTGGCATTTATATAGACAAGGAGAAATGGCGACCCCCGTCCAGAGTCCCATCTACCAGAGAAAGTCCCCTGTGACGACGGCGACAGAGTTTCAGCCGCGTCAGACCGAGCCGGGCGGTCCCATCTTCAAGAGCTACGGCGACTACCTGGTCGCCACGCAGAAGGATGTTCGCCCGAGCTCCAGCTACAATGTGGCGGTCACCACACCCACGGGCTTCCTCGAATTCAAGCCCCGTGACATGGAGACCCAGAAGAAGTATGACGCAATGTCACCGTCGTGGGAGGGCGTGGACTCCAGTATGCGGGCCGTAGAACAGGGGGTGTATGCATTGGACTCCGCCGAGGCAACCCGGCAGGAGCTCCGCGAGTCCGTGAAGGCGACCGACGGCTCGGGACCAACCACGCTGTATCTCAATCAGAACACGAGCGACCTCTGGGCGTCGTTCCAGGACTTGCTTCCGAAGCCCGATGACGGAACTCCGGAGCCCAAAGAAGAGCAGGCTCTGTATCCGCCGATTGGAATTTGTGGCGTTCAATAACAATGGTCCTGTGGGTTCTCTTTGCCCTCGCAGTGCTGGTGTTCGCGCTGAACTTGCGCGAGACCTATGTCGACCCGGATAGCCCCGTGCGCCCTCCCGTCTTGACCGCTGGAGGGAAGATTCCGTCGGACTGGCAGAGCAAGATTGACTCCTTCTCCAAGATTGACTCCGACGACATGGCCTATTTCCGTGCAATCCAGGCCTTCTATACGACAGTCTATGAGCCCGCCCAGACGAAGCCGACGGATGCGGATGTCGAACAGTTCCTCGCGGGGACCGGGGCTGCGATTCCGGGCGTGGACCCCGGGGTGCTCCGCAAGCTTCTTGCGTCGTCCTTCCGCGTCCAGCTGACGACGACAGGTGCAGCGCGTGAGGAGAAGGAACTTGTGACAACAGGAGCCCTCGCAGGGTTTACGGGGTCGAATCTCCAGCCCGGAAACGCCCGCGACGAGGTCTATACGCGTGTGGAGGACATGTATCTCCCCGCGGATTCCGAACAAAGTGACCGGACTGCCGAGGGTGTGTATGAGGAGACGTCGCAAACAAGTCCACGCCGGACAATGGATTCAGGAACGCCATTCGCAGCCGCAAATGTTTCGTAAGAGTAATGAAGTCGTGGCACCTCTGGGTGGGACTCGCCCTTCTTGTCCTCCTCCTTCTCACCGTCCGCGAAGGATTCGCGGCGACCGCAACCATTAAAAATCCAACCTCCTGGGATGCTGCGGAACTCACCCGGATTAAGGCGATGGTGACGCCAGCCTCGACGATTTCCGATGCCGATATTCGCCGGGTTGTCGGTGGTTTTTGGGGCGCCTGGGACGCTGCGACGAGTCGGATTACGTTGGCGGATGTGAATACGTATCTGGACGGACTTACCAATCTTGGAACCAAGCGCAATGAATACCGCGACTTGATTCAGGCGTATTACATCAACCAGGGACAGAGTGTCTTCACTGCCGCCAGTGGCTACTCGACGGGAAGTGAATCCTCTTCGTCCGCGGCGGCCTCATCATCGACAGAGACATCCACGGAGATTGAACGTCCGACGTCTGCGACCCAGAGTCTCAAACAGGAGATTGCAACCACAGCCGGGATTCCTCTCACGGATACAACGTCCATCAACGCCTTTGTGACGCAGGTTCAGAAGTTCTATGACACCGTGTATCTCCCCGACAAGACAACGCCCACGTATACGGACATCATGGGGTTCGCAGATGGCGTGGATATGACGACAATTCCGACGAACATCGGGAACAATTTCAAGGTCCACCTCGTGACGATTCTTCAAGCCTATTTCACGCCACAGTCCGGAGTCTCGGTGACTCCGGAATCTGGAGCGGGGGCAACTGCGGGGGCTGCTGACTTCTCGTCGACGGAAGGAGGCGCGGAAGGTGGACTGACGTTTGGGTCGGGAAAGAACGTCCAGGGTCCTGAGAGTGGTGGGATTGGAACGGCAAATACGACAGGGGGTCTGGGAATCCCGCGCACGTACCCGGTTCTCTATGGAGGCATGCAGGACTACAAGAGTGCGCTTCCGTCGAGTTCCTCCCTCGGCACCGACCCGACCTCCAAGTACCTCCCATATTCCCGCGTTCCAGGTGACCAGGACCTCTACCCCGACCCGTACCGCCTCGGGAAGTACTTCTCCTCGAGCAGCTATGCAAACAAGGACGCTCCGGAGCCTGCGCCGTTCCTCGCAGATTTCTCCAAGTTCCTTTCGTAAAACGGATTGATGCGTCTACACAGACAGCACTCTACCTCAGACAGAATGTTCGGTCTCCGCAACAAGAACGGGTCGTGTTGGATTAACGCGGCCCTCCAAGGCATCTTTCGCATCCCGGACCTTCAGAAGCGGTTCGGGGATGCAGAAGAAGACACAAAAATCCCAGAAGAGATGTGCCTCGCAGAGCTCTGGGGGTCCAAAGGTGAGGAAGGCCTGAAGGATTTCTACGAGTGCGTCAAAGTCTCGCCCCATATGCCCGCGGGGGAGGACATTGGAGACTCCCACGAGCTTCTGAAGTTCCTCTGGGACAAGGTCCCGTTCCTTGACAAGCTCGTCCGCTACAAGGTCGCACACACCACTCGATGCACGAATTGTGGCTACACACTCACGAATCACGACAGCGTGACGGAGTTCACGATTGCACCCACGAAACCCAAGCAGTCCATCTCTGAGGCCATTTCTGAAGCCGTCCAGCCTCAGGCCGTCCATGACTGGACGTGTGACACGTGTAAGAAGAAAGGATGCACGCGCCAGCTCCTCTTGAGTACCTTCCCCCAGGTTCTCGTCTTCCACATGACGAGCCAGCACACGTCAACTGCGTATTCGGCACAGCTCGTCCTCAATGACGTCAAATATGCGTTGTTCGCCGTCGTCTGCTTCAATGGCGGCCATTGGTATACGTACGGACGCAATCTGCCTCCCGGACAGCCGTGGGCGGAATACAATGACACGATGGTTCGCACCTACGACCCCACCTTCTTCCCGCTCGCAGACACCATGCGCCTGTTGATGTATTATCGTATCCAAGAATAAGGAACAAATGGCGGACTCTGAGATGTCTCCGACCGTCTATTGGACGCTGGTCGGCCTGTTCATGGCAACTATCACAATTTTTGTCCTTGTCTCGACCGGCTCATTCACGGCCGTCCTGGTCCTCTGGATTCTCGTCGCCGTTGTCGTCGGGGTTCTCGTCTACTACGGATACATCGAGCTCGTGCCCCCGAAGAAGGACAGCACATCCACGCCCGCACCTGTCACGACCGGTGGTGGACCTCTTGTTGGCAGTGAGGTCTTCCACATTGCCGACAAGTCGTTTACGTACGATGAAGCGGAAGCCGTGTGTGCGGCGTATGATGCGACGCTCGCCTCGCTCGAGCAGGTCATCGAGGCCTACAATTCGGGCGCCGAGTGGTGCAGCTATGGTTGGTCTGCAGGAGGCATGGCGCTCTACCCGACCCAGAAGGCCACGTGGGATGCCCTCCAGCGCGAGGTCGACCCCGCGAAGAAGACCGCCTGCGGTCGCCCGGGTGTCAACGGTGGCTATTTTGACCCGAGCCTCAAGTTTGGTGTCAACTGCTTTGGCTTCAAGCCCAAGGGAGATTTCAAGGGTCCCGCGCCTCTCCCGGGTGTCGACAAGACCGCCTTCGACGCGATGGTGAAGAAGTTCAAAGAGATGCTGAAGTCCATGACGGTCATGCCCTTCTCGCGCCAGGATTGGTCGGGGTATTCCGCAGGGACCTACGGCACGCAGTTCAAGCAGAGTCTCGGGAAGCTCACGGAAGGCTTCACGGAGCACGTAGAGAACCAGTTCTCGGAGACCACCGGCGCTGCAAATTCTGCCTACACTGCAGCACCGTACGGACTTGCGGGCGCCCAGGGTCCGAAGGGAGACAAGGGAGACCCCGGCCCGATGGGTCCTACGGGCCCCGTGGGTCCTGCGAGCACAACTCCTGGTCCCGTGGGTCCTCCAGGAGCTGCGAGCACGGTTCCGGGTCCCCAGGGAGAACGGGGTCCGGCGGGTCCGATGGGGCCTCAGGGGCCTGCGGGTCCTGCTGGCGCTGCAGCCGCAAAGGGAGACCGTGGTCCGCCTGGAGATAAGGGGCCGGCTGGCGATAGAGGCCCGGCGGGTGCTCCTGGTCCTGCTGGTCCAGCGGGTCCCAAGGGAGACCCTGGTCCCGCGGCGGCGATTCCGCAGGACCTCTCCGTCAAGTCGCTGAAGATTGGCTCGACGCAACTCAGTGATATGGGCTGGGGGATTCAGCTGAAAAATACAACCAATCCGAAGAACGTCCCTATCAATCTCTGGATGGGCGGCGACCATTCCTCCATGATGACGACGCGTGCAAATGGAACCCAGAACTGGTTCGGCTATTAAAACGGGCTCCAGACGCGACCAATTCGAAGCATTGGCGGAACGGTGCCGACGCCGCGACCATACGAGAGTCCCTCTCCCTTGTAGCAAAGATAGGGCATTCCCGGGATGCGCGCCGGAAGGTCTGCGGGGCACGGTTTGTAGCAGAGTCCATCGACGTAATCAACGTGCTCGGCCGAGAGCGCACCGTCTCCCGCACAGACTCCCAGGGTCTTGGGATAGCGACGACCGCGCATTCGGGCTGCGTACTCACGCAACGACTGCGGGAACGCGCTCACGTCCATCGGCCAGACACAATCCCCCTCCCCCGTATCGTACCCATTTCCGCTCTTCTGAAAGGGCTTCGGGCAATAGGGATTGAGCCGTCCAAGAAGACGACCACCGTGTAACTTCCCCCAGCAAATCCCAAGCCATTCCCAACTACAGTCGTTCGTAATGGGTTCTCGACAGATAAGACCGTCATTGTTCCACCCGGGAGGGCATGGATTCAGTCCAACTGGCTTTCCAACCCCCACGTTGACACTATCGGCCCAGCAAACCGGTCCGATACCGTGGAACCCCGGTTTACACTTCTTATAACACAGCCCTGCATCCAGGTCTGTTTTATCCGGAGGGCATGTGTTGGGCCATGTGCTGAAGACTTCCACACCCTTGTCTGTCTTGGTGTCTGTTGTTACGTAATCGGGCGTTCCAACCACGAGGCCAAAATGCTCGCGTCCCTTGAGAAGCGCGAACACGACAACCGCAGCCGCGAGCAGCAGTTCATACATTGTTTTCTCGTGACACTTTAAGATGGACCTTGTTCCGACCCCCACCTATACGAAGAAAGACATGCAATCGACTGTGACCCTTCCTGTTGCACGGGGCGTCGAGACGACCTATCCCTTCCAATGGCTCGTCTTCCGCCCACAGGCTCATGCTGTGGAGCCGTTCGTCACGAACGTAGCTACACGGAATGAGAATACTGCACGGAGTGGGGGTCGAACCCACGCGGCTGGCGCCAGCGGTTCTTAAGACCGCCTCCTTCACCTCTCGGACATCCGTGCAATGCATCTGACGGGAGTTGAACCCGCGACTGCGGACTCATAAGGTCCGCGCTCTACCAGACTGAGCTACAGATGCGAAATGCCTCGTATGGGACTCGAACCCATGACCTTCCGCTTACAAGGCGGATGCACTACCCCTATGCAAACGAGGCTCTAGCGACGCGTCGTTTCGATCGACGGACCTCCTGGTTATGAGCCAGGCGCTCTTCCTTTGAGCTACGTCGCTACCTCTGTTCCGTCGCGTCGCTGTAAATCTTGTAGGGGGTAGGAACAAATGGAAGTTGCCCTTCTTCTTGGACTCGCGGCGCTGGGCTACGCGCTCGCCCCCCAGGAACCTCGCACGCAGAAGGAAGCCCCCAAGATGAATCCCAAGGAGACCTTCATCAGTCCGCTCCCGATTGCGCCGGAGACAGAGCGTGTCACAGTGGTCCAGTCGGCCGACGGGCATAACAACATGGTGCCGTTCTTTGGTGCCAATGTGACGCAGTCCGTCTATAGCGGCGCAACCGATGGGATTCTCGATACCTACACAGGAACTGGCAAGAACACCTTCTTCCACAAGGAGGAGGCCGAGGCGATGTTTAAGCCCGAGGCGGGAACGGGTCTGCCGTGGGGTCGTCAGGTGGAGACGGATTTCGAACAGTCGCGTATGGTGACCTCGATGTCGATGAAGAACGTCGCTCCCATTGACCGCGTGAACGTCGGACCAGGTGTCAATGACGGCTACACCAACCTTCCGTCCGGCGGCTACCAGCAGGATGCGATGCGTGACTATGCGCTCCCCAGGACCACTGACGAGATTCGCGTGGCGAACAAGCCCAAGCTCACCTACGAGGGCGAGGTTATCCCTGGCGCACACTACATCACCGAGATGGGTCTCCAGGCGCCTGTCAAGAAGAACCGCCCGGACCGTTTCCAGGTTCTCACGGCGCCCGATGGCTCTCTGCCGCACGCGAACACGACCGTGGGACAGCAGGTGGCGGCGGCCATCTACCCGACCAACCTGATGAAGCTTCAGAATCGCGAGAGCACCTCTGCGGAGTTCAAGGGGACGGCCCAGGCGGCTGCGGGTGGCTATCTGTCTTACATTCGTGCCTTCACGGAGCCCTTCCAGGAGTTCATGAAGCTCACAGTTGAGGGCCGCCCGACTCCCGCGGGTCCTGTGGGCGGGATGAATAACATCAATGCGGGTCAGCAGGTGGGAGCCGTCCAGACGCATCGCGACGAGCAGCTCCTCGTGAACTCTCGCTCGTTCGAGGCGCCTCTGATGACGTTCGGCGGTCAGGCCCCGAGTGCCGCGCAGATGGGCTCGGTCAAATACATCACGCCCCTCAAGGAGGATGTCTATACGGAGCGCAATGAGCCCGGCATTCTGGATGCGTTCCGGAAGAATCCGTATACACAGAGCCTCCAGTCGAGTGCCTAATGGACCTCCTCGGATATTCGGATACGGTCCTCGAGGTTTGCCTGAAGGACAAATCCAAGCGCGAGCTTCATGACCTGTTCCGCCAGATGTACCTCCACAAAGCAAAGATTCGTGTCTGTCCGTGTGTCCTGGAGACGAACGATGTCTGGCTGTGGAAGGTTCTCCAGTTTCTTCGCCCGAATTACAGCA